GCTTCAAAATCAAAGCTGGCACTATCATTTGCTCTAGCATCTAAAAATGTTTCTATAACATCTGCGTCTGATTCCGATACGTTAAAAGTAAAATTATAAACTTTAGGATTTTGATGTTCAGCCAACCCAAATAATATTCTGTGTTCAAAACCATCAGCAAAGGAAATGGTACGAGTATTTGGTGCGGATCTTTTTTGTTGTCCGTATGTAGGTTTTATTGAAGGAAATGTAGCCATTATGTTAATAATCCCCCTGGTCTTTTCTGTTTGATTAATTCTGATTGTATAGCAACTGAAATCATACGACCAAGTTCTCTGCCATTCTCTTCATCTCCCTCAACAGAAGAACCAGAAGCATCTACGTTTACTACGATATTTGTTGAACCACCAAGCATTTCGTTAGGTGTGATAGTTCCAGAGACACCTGGGCTAAACATTTCTGGACCACGCTCTCCAACGATGTAACTACCACCACCTTTTACTGGACCACCATCTGCTTTAAAAATAGCTCCTAATAAACCACCTGTTATAGAACCACCTCCTATATTTCCAAAAATAGCTAAATTTAAAAAAGCATCAGCCATTTTATTTAACATATTTCTCATAACATCATTTAGTGTTTGAGTTCCTTTTATAAGATCTTTGATTCCATTACCCATATCTATTTGAATCATGTCAGATAATTTTCTAAAAGGATCTATTAATTTTTTTGTGTTATCAACTAGTTGAGCTTGCGTATCTCTAGCTATTTTTAATTTTTCTATTTTTTGATCTAACTCTTTATTTACATCGTCAGTTTTTTGAGACATTTCAAGTTCTAACTCATTTTCTAAATTTATTAATTCAAATTCTTGTCTCATCAAATCTAATTTTTCAGAACTTGTAGTTAATCTTTTTTGTTCAATTTCTAATGCTTGTTTTAAAGGTATTATTTCTCTTACTTGAAAGGCTTTTGCTGCCTCATCTGTTTTTGCTCCTACAGTACCACTAAAATCTGCTTTTGTTCCAAAATTTGGATTTAAAGATACTCCACCTATTATTGCATTTCCTTCAGCAGAGGGAATGTTTCCTATTTTTGATGGAAAAAGTTCTTTAAGAGCAGGATCTAAAATTCCTCCTCTTTTATCTAAATCAAACGTATTAGCAGTAAAAAAATCTATTGTTCCAGCTAAACCTCTTGATATTCCTTCTGGTTTATTTCCTTTAATTAAATTATTAATTTCTTTAATTAAAGGGCCAAGAACATCTGATAATAATAAAGTTAAAGATGTTCCTAATTTATTTATTTCGTTGTTAAAATTACTCATTTTTTCTGAATTTTCTTTTATTTGATCTGCACTTAATCCAAATTCTCTTTCAAATTCACTCAACAAAAGTTCAGCAGCAGACGATTTTAATCCAAGTTTTTCTAGTTCTAAAGCTAAGTCTCCTGTTTCAGTTCCTGCTAATCCCAATCTATTTACAAGAGTTTGAATATTTTCTGTTGGTTTAGTTAATGCTTTAGTTAATTCTTCTAAAGAACCTCCAATAGTAGTACCTGCTATAGAAAGAGCAAATCCAAATTGTGACATTCCAGGTATTGCTGATAATGCTCCTCCAGCAACACCACCTAACGCTCCACCAATTGCTGCGGTTGGTCCTTGTCCAAATAATAATGGAAAACCTCCACCAATTATTCCACTTCCAATTCCTGATGTTATTCCTCGTCTTATAGCCCTTCGTCTTTCTGCATTTGCAGTTCTTTCTTTTGCAATAGCTAATTTATTTTCAACATCTATTTCCTGTTGTGAAACTTTAAGTTTTGCTTCTTTAAGTGTTAATCCTTCTTTTAATCTTAATTTTTCTACTTTCAGTGCTCTGTCTCGTATTTTTAATTGTCTATTAAATTTATCTTCAACCTTAACAACATTTTTAACAGCTTTATTAAATTCTTTTGTTCCAATTGCAGCATCATTTAATGCATCTCTTGCATCTTCAACTGCACTTGATAAATTTTTAAAATTTTTAACAGGTTTTTTGCCACTAAACTCTGCTGTTTTATTTACTGCATTAATTGATGACTTTAATCTATCAGTTGCTTTATTAACCTTATCTAATTGCTTTGCACCTGCAATTGCTATTTTTATGGAGACATCATAATTAGCCACTTTTTAATAACAATCAAAACATTTACTTCATCTTACCTCTTTCTGCCTTTTAAAGCACTAGTTCTTTGTGCCTGTTCTTTTTGTTTTTCAAAATTTTCATTTTCTATTTCTGCAAAAGCAGCCCAACCCATCATTTCTTCTACAGTTAAAGATTCTGATAATTCAGCAACAGTTTTTCCTAATTCTTTTGCCAAAGAAAAAATAAATTGCCAATTATTATTCGCTTTTTAATTCGGCTTTAGCCTCTTTTACTCCTCTGGTTTGTCCAGCTTCAATCATTGCTAATTGTATTTCTTGTAATACATTTGCTTCAACTTCTCTTCTTAATGAAGCTTTATCTCCATCTTGAAAAATTCGTTTACCATCGACATCCAACGCTTTTTCAATCATTAAATTTAAAGCAAATTCATTAGTATCATCAGTTCCAGTTTTTTTCTGTATTGCCTCTCTTTCGGCAATAGTTAATGGATGCCAATAAATAGTGAGAATAATCTCATCATTTTGTTTAACATCATGTTTGTAAAGTTGTGAAACTCCAAACTTATTTTTGAGTAAGTCTACTGCTCTTGTCATATCAAAATTATATTACTTTACTATATTAAGCGTTAGCGGTAAATTGGCAAGATATTACTCCAACGAAGTGACTTCTATCTTCTATATCTAAAGGAGTTGGGCCAGTTATATCAAGAACTCTTGGTTTACAACTAAAGGTATCACTATAACCAGGAGCATTAACAGAAGTAAGTCCATCAATTACAGCTTCACTTATTGCAGATAAAACTGAAGTTCCTCTACCTTTAGGACAATAAACATTACATTGAATGACACCAGCATAATAATCTGAAGATGCTCCTTGATTTTGTAACGTAGATTGCCCAAAATCTACTGTCATAATTATGTATTTTTTAGTTTTACCTGGTGTTGTGTAATTGACGTTGTCATAAACCATCAAAACAGTATTATCTGCTGCTGCAACTGCGTCTGTTACTGCCTTTTCAAAAGCTGCTCTTGTATTTACTAAAGTCATAATTAAAATTCAGAAGTACCAGTATATTTCTTACCTTTTCTACTACCTTTACCAAAGTAAACTTTTTTCTGAACTGAACCAACTTTAATAGCACCACGTTTTTTCTCTTTAAAGTTTTCATTAACAGTATTTCTTATATCATTTTTAACATATTTAGCTATTCTTGGATCTTCTACAACATAACTTGAATACTCGGCTTGATTACCAATAAAACAACCTTTTTTGTAATCAAAAGTAGGAGGAGTAAATCTTGGTTCAATAACTGGATTAGATGGTTTTGATTTTGTTCTTGTCCAACCTTGTCCACCTTTAGGTAAATTAAGTTTGCTATGTTCGCTTTTTATAGAAGCCCAAGGTTCAAAATCTTCTACTCTATCTTTCTGTCTTACCTGTGTTTTTTGTGCTCTCCAACTTGATGCTAAAAATCCTGTAAAAACTGGACTATTAGCTTCTGTTGCAAGGTCAGCTAAAACATCACCAATCATTGAATTAAATGCTTCATTTAATTGTGCATCTAGATCTGGTTTTATATTTTTTACGTCTCGTTTAGCCATTAGAACCTTACCAATAATGTAAACAAGTAAGTCTGACCACCTTGTTTTGTATCAATATTTGTTATTTGTCCAACTCTTGTAGAACCTGCAAAAGTTAATGTAACTTCATCATCTAAATCTGGTTGATTATCTCCAATAAGATCAGGTGTGATATATATTCTTGCTTCTCTCATTTCTTGACCACCTTCTTCTTCTGATCTTACAAATTCTACTGGTGCTTTGATACTGTAAGTCGTATCACTTGTAGAATATGCACCTGTGGCTGTGTTATAACTTCCTGATGCTTTTTTTGTATAAACAATAGAAGAATCAAAAGAATTTCCTAAATCAGAAACAATCTGTTTAGCAACATTTTTTAATAGTGAATCTAGTTGACCTGCCATTATCCTCTAACCACTCTCATTTGAAAACTACCTGCTCCACCTAGCATATATGCTCCAAGATAACTTTGTAACCATGGGTAAACATCTAAGATATTATTAACAGAACCA